CTATGGCTAATATAAAATTTTCACCTCACCTTAAAAACATCTGGCATGGTTTAAAACCAGATGGCTGGAGCAGGTGTAGCCCACGACCTACTGAATTTCAAGATTATCTTGATCGGTTTACTGCTTTGCAGGAACGACCTTGTGATCTAGGTAGGTGGACCAAAGCTGCCGATCTAACTTTTGAACGGTACTTTGCATTTAAGGCTCACTCAATTTCGCCACTACGTGGGAGGGATGTTCGTTCTTATGTTAGGACGTTGGATACCTCAGCGGGATTGAGTTTTGACGGAAAAGGTTTTTCGAGACTTTTTCAGTTTAAGCACGATGTTCCCAGAAGCTATATTAATCGCGAGATTGATCGGTGGATGGGGCAGGGATTTATCGATGTGCCCACTAGTGTTGCTTTTCGGCGGCATCTTGCGAAAGGGGGTAAACATAAGGTACGCACTGTTTTTGTCACTCCGGCGGCAGTTTCATTTGCGGAAGCTATGTTTTCAATTCCAATTACTAGGAGTTTCAAAACTTTTGGTTTGGATCACCCCATTTCGACGGGTTTTAGTTGGTTAGAAGGAGATGGAAAAGCTTTGCTTTCACGTTTCCCTCGGAGGCACGTAGCTTCAGCCGACATAAGTAACTTCGATATTTCCGCTAAGGCTCAACAAGTAAGGAAGGTTTTTGACATGATTCGCATGCTTCTTCAGCTTAATACCTGGGAAGATAAACTTTTCTCCATGCTTGTTGACTATCAGATTTCCACTTTGGTTAGTTCAAACAAGCGCCTTGTTAAACTGACCGGGGGGATAAGGTCTGGTAGCAGCTTCACGCATATTCTTGGTAGTATGCTGAATATGACCTTGGTTGTTGCGGGTTCTGGTGCGGAGCGTGACTTGATTTTCAAGGTTTACGGCGATGATCTAATCCTGAGGCTCTCCGATGCTACGCATTGGCAGGATTTCGTTAATGGCTGCGCTGCTTGTGGCTTCGAGATCAGCATTGAAAAGTCAGTTATTGGCTCAATTCATTGGCTGGGATTCGATGTCACTACCGGTGTCCCAAGGTTGCTTTCATCTGCTAAGTGGTGGGCTGGATTCATCCACCCAGAAAGGCCGGACGAGAGTATGGCGTCCCACAAAGCTAGATTGGCTGGCTACATTTTAAGCTCGATGGGTGATCCCGAATTTTTGAAGGATGCCTTTGAAGTTTGGAATGAGTTAGCTGAGGTGAAGCCATCCAACGATTGCGGTGCTGCGAATTTCTTCGTTAAGGAGTTTTTTGCTGAGGCGACTGAGCTTGACGATCTTAAAGAAGTATGTAGAAGGCTCTGGCGCCGCATTTGTTGATGAACCTGTGTACATAACCCC